CTTTCGGGGTTCTTCGCTGAATAAGAGGTAATACCTCTTATTAGATATCCCATGCGACTATGTCGTTTAGGGTATTAGCGAGGTGCTCTTTGCCTTCTCTCATCCCATCTAGTTGACGGTGGAGTAATGTTGTGGAAGTGACTGAAGATTTTTCGCGTAAGGCTCGTGTTTGGACATATTCAACTGGTGTAAATTGGCCCTCACCTGGTTTCGTTAATTCGAATACCAAGTGGGAGGCTGATATTTCCACTCGTCGTGTGACGAATACGATCCCTAAGTACCAGCAATTAATTGCTAGTCACGTGGATGCTTCTTCTCACTATATGCGCACGTGGACGTCTGTTGAGATTCTCCAATCTCTTCATGCCGAAGCTCAGGTGCATTCCTCAACGGATGGGCATATCAATCGTAGGTATGCCGATGGTAACCCAGAGACTGGTACTGCTACTACTTTTTTGCAGAAGCAGTCGGTCCGAGCGTTATCAAATTACTCACGCAATTTGTTAAACGTCAAGTTTCTCAACACTGTTCAGGCTACTTATCAATCTCTTGATGGTAGCACGTTCATTGGTGAGTTTGGCGAAACATTGCATGGTCTGTTAAACCCGGCCAAGGCCCTTCGTAGCGGATTAGCTGTTTACCTTAACACCCTAACGAGGCGTGCTAAGGTCTTACAAAAACAGCGTAATCGATCCTTAAGGATTAAAGCTATGTCGGACATGGTTACGGGAACCTACCTCGAGTTTCGTTTTGGGTGGCTTCCTCTCATTAATGATATTAATGATGCTGGAAGGGCCCTTAATGAACTCGTTGATGGATTTGGCTTTACCGTCAAATCTTGCAGTGCATCGATTTCAGAGGTGGACTATTCCGCTTCTGGACCTGGAGGCCAGGTACAGTCTCCTGACGGTCTATTCTCTTGGTCAACTTATAATGAAGTTGAAGAGCATATAACCGCTCGTATGTACGGCATAGTCAAGCGAGAAATCTCAAGACCTTACACCTTCCAGGAACAATTAGGGCTTACGCCTGAAAATTGGCTCCCAGCTGTGTGGAACGTCTTACCTTACTCGTTTGTCGCAGACTACTTTGTCAACATTGGAAATTGTCTCTCCGCCGGTGGCACTTGCACAAGGGATTTGATGACCCTTGGGTTGACAACTCGCAATAGTCGAACTCGTATAACGAGGACTACTAAGCTTTTGACTACCGTAAATCAATTAACTGCAAATGGCTACGTCGGTGATTCAATTTCCTCTTCCATGTCAGCCTTCAAGTATGTTTCAGGTGGCATAGAGCGGCAGGTTCTTGATCCTGGTGTTGACCTTTGGGTCACTCCAGTTATCAATCTACCTACCTCTTCTGTCAAATGGACCAATCTTGCGGCCCTTGCCACTCAAATGGCAGCGGCCTCTAGGCTGATGCTTTCTTAACCTCCTGCTACATTGTAGCATACAACTAACGCGAGTAGTATAACCCATGACTATTAGTCTTTCCAACGTTACCGGGACGGCGCAGACGGGCCTGACAAGCCCTACCTACACCATCGTTGCCGATACCCCTCCTCCAGGGACCAAGGGTAAGCAATATGCTGTCTCTGCCTTAGGTGGCACGCAGACAGGGGTTGAAGCGCATGCCATTGGCAAGCCTTTTACCGTTACTTATTCTGGGCCGGTGAACCCTCGTGGTGCACCTGCTACGAATATTAGTACCGGGCAACCAGTTGCTGTACCGCGAAATACTCATAAGCTAATTGTTCGCAAGGGAGTTGAAGTTGTCACGGGCTATTTCGCCCCTGCTAATTTCACGCTCACTATGGACATTCCAGCTGGGTCTGAGATAAAAGACCCTGAGAGTATTCGTGCTGCTCTTTCTTGCCTCATTGGTGCAATGGACCAGTTATCTTCTGGTCTTGGTGACACTCTTGTGTCAGGTACTATCTGATTTCCAGATAGCCAATGAGACTTCAGAAAAAGAAGCCTCAGTATGAACCATTGGTTAAACTGAACTTGGAGTGGTCGTTATGGCGATTCCGTCTAACGTTCTTTTCTCAGCTCTTGTCGAAGATCTATCTCCTCACCTTGATATTGACCAGGAAATCGCGGCCCTTTTAGGGTCCGAAATCCCTCATTATCCAGACGAGACTCGAGAGCAGTTTGCTTCAGTCCATTTGCTTAATAATGTAATCAAGAAATTGGTTACTGAAAAAGCATCTGATGCTGATAGCAAGGCCCTTGATAAGTTTATACTGTTCAATGAACGGTGTAAACTTTGGGATTGGATCAAGTCCGAGTGGAGCCTTTCAGATTGGATCTTAATTTCTACGTTTAAGGACGTAGTCTACGAGGTCTTTTCAGATAGTAGACTTTCGTTCTCTGACCTTACCTACCTTAGCAATAAGGGAGATTTAGGCCCGGGCGCGAATATCTTGGCACGGGGTTCTGACATATATACAAAGTTGTATGACTCACCCCTTACGGCTTCTAAGGACTCTATCTTTGAGCTTTATCAAAGATACGTTGCCACTTCTGACCGGCATAAGTCTGCGGAGTTTATCCGTAGCCTGACGTTTGGTCATAGTTGCCGCGTTGAGACAAGTCGTCTTAGCTTTGTACCTAAGTCAAATGTCATCAGTAGAACTATATGTACTGAGCCCACTTTAAATATGTGGTATCAGCGAGCATATTCTTCGCTTATAGAAAGTGTCTTAAGATCCCGTTTTGGGATCGACATTCGATATCAGCAGGAGTATAATCGTGAGTTAGCGCGCATCGGGTCACGAGATGATACTTTTTGTACCATCGACCTGGCCTCTGCCTCTGATTCAATTTCGCTAAAGTTCTTAAGGGATATACTTCCTAAAGAAGCTTTATCTATTCTTGAGTTCTTTAGATGTTCACACACTCATCTCCCGCAAGGAAGAGGTTTGTTGGAACTACATATGGTTTCGTCTATGGGTAATGGTTTTACCTTTTCTCTACAGACGTTAATCTTCTGCTGTATGGTGGAAGCTGTGTATAGGGTTTATGGATTAGCACTCCACAGACCTTCGCACAGCGGAAAACCCGTTATACTTGGAAACTACGGGGTTTTTGGAGATGACATTCTAGTAGAAAAGCTTGCTTTTCAACCTATGTGTCGTATCCTTAAACTTTGTGGCTTCGAAGTTAACAGGGCCAAGTCCTTTTCGGAGGGACCATTTCGTGAGTCATGCGGCCGGGATTTCCATACCGGTGCTAACGTTAGACCTGTCTTTGTCAAGGACTTGTCTAAAGAGTACTCACGCTTTGCCGCAGTTAACCTCTTTCGATATTGGTCCGCACGATTAATGATACCTCTCACAAGGACAGTTACATTATTACTGTCTAGTGTTAGGCCATTACTCGTTCCACGTGCCAGTCCGATTGAGAGTGGTATCCATGTTCCGTTCGCTTGCCTTAATCATCCTCAACAGGACGAGAATGGCTCTTTCCGCTTTAAGCGGTTATGGCCTATCCCGTTGTCTGTTAAGGTGGCTGACGAGCGTTTTAGGATACCGAAGTTCGGAAAGAAGCGACATTTCAATCCTGATGGATTGTTGCTCTTCTTTTACTACGGCGGTCTTAGGGACGGTTCTTTCAGTATTCGGTCTTCCGAAGTGAAATTCCGTCTAAA